CAAATGGTTAATTTCTTTCCGACACCAACAGACGTACAGTTGCGAAAAGGATGGACTAAGACAAGCACAGGTATAAGCGGTCAAGTTTATACATTGATTAANTATCCTACTAGCACAGGATATAAGTTATTTGCTTTTGCTGGCACACAGATTTATGACGCTACAACATCAACACCTACAGTCGTATTTACAGGTTTAACTAACGCTAAATGGCAGTTTGTCAATATGTCAAACTCAGGCGGTGATTTTATTATTGCTTGTAACGGTGTTGATCCAGTCTTAATTTATGATGGTACACGTTGGGCATTTATGGCAACAACGTCAACTGCTCAAACTATATCAAGCATTACAAGAGGTGGTACAGGAAACTTAACGGCTACGTTGACTACAGCAGTAGCACATGGATTAATTACAGGTAATCGAGTCACTATATCAGGTGCAACTCCTAGTCAGTTTAACGGTACATATACGATTACAGTAACAGGTGTAACAACTTTTACTTATACAATGGCTTCTGCACCGGCTGGTAATGCTACCGTCATGGGATCATATACTGTCAACGGCATAACAGGAGTGAATAGTAATACATTTTCTAACGTCAATTTATTTAAAAATAGACTGTACTTTTGTAAAAATAATAGTTTAAGTTTTTGGTATTTAGATGTTTTATCTATATCTGGTGTAGCAACTGAGTTTCCATTAGGTGCAATTTTTCGCAATGGTGGTTATTTGCAAGCAATGGGAACATGGACATTAGACGCTGGTTATGGAGTTGATGACTTTGCAGTATATGTTAGTTCAATGGGTGAAGTAATTGTTTATCAAGGAACAAACCCCAATAATGCAACAGAATGGGCTATGAAAGGTTTATGGCAAATGGGTCAAGCATTTAGCCGTAGATGCTTCTTTAAATGGGGTGGAGATTTACTATTACTTACTCAAGACGGACTTGTACCATTAACGGCTGCACTTCAATCTGATCGTTTAGACCCAAGAATTAATCTTACCGATAAAATCTATTTTGCGGTATCACAAGCGTGTAGTTTGTATTATGCAAATTTTGGATGGCAGATTAATTATCTTGCAGAATCTAATATGTTGATATTAAACATACCAACAGATAATGGTACTGAACAGTATGTAATGAACACCATCAATAAAGCGTGGGCTAGATTTACAGATATTAGTGCAAATTGCTTTGTAGTCGCAGGTGATGAAAATATGTATTTTGGTGGTAATGGTTATGTTGGACAGTTTTTTACAGGAAACTCCGACAATAACACAAACATTAATGCAACGTGTCAGCAAGCATATAATTACTTCAATACTCCTGGTCAGTTAAAACGATTTACTTTAGTAAGACCAATTTTTCAGACAGATAGTGGATTGCCTACAGTTTTGTGTGGAATTAGTACTGATTTTGATACACAACCATTAGTTAATCAAATAGCATTTAACCCAGCAACAATTAGTACAGGAGTCTGGGATACAAGTAAATGGGATCAAGCACAATGGGGCGGTGGTTTAATTACTACAAAATATTGGCAAGGTGTAACAGGACTAGGCTTTTCAGCATCAATTAACTTAAATGTTGCCTCACAAAACATCGATTTTAGATGGGCATCTGTTGATTATGTTATGGAAGCTGGAGGAGTTTTGTAGTTTTTTTATATTAAATCAAGTAAAATAACGGTATAGACCGATTACTTGGTTTTTCTTTAACTGGGGAAATTCATGGGTTTATTCGATCAAGCAGGACAAACAACACCGACAAATAATCCTTACGGTGCTAATCCTTTTCAAAATTCTTCAAATCCATATATTCAGGCTGCACAACAAACTGCTCAAGGAAACATAAACGCTGCTAATACGGCAACTGCTGCTAATCGAGTTAATCAAAGCACTCCATATTCTAATTTACAATACCAACAAACAGGTACGGATGCAAACGGTAATCCTATTTGGTCAGCAAACCAGACATTAGCACCACAGTTTCAAAATACGTTTAATAATTTAACAAATCAAGCTAACGCTAATTATCAAAATCCATTTAATAGCTTGCAGTATCAGCAACAAATGGTAGGACAAGGCCCACAATTTAATCAAGTTGGAAATGCACAACAAGCACAAGGTGTTGGACAAGGCCCACAATTTGCAGGTGTAGGAAATGCACCACAGTTACAAACAGGTGTGCAAGGCACAGGTATGCAAGGATGGGATACTGCAACTAACTTATTAATGAGTCGTTTGCAGCCACAAATGCAACAAGCTTCAGAAGCAAATAACGCTGCTTTAGCCAATCAAGGTATACCTGTAGGCTCTAAAGCTTATGAAAATCAAATGAGAACTTTTAATCAAGGTCAAAATGATTTACAAGTACAAGCACAATTAGCAGGTTCGCAGTTACAGAATCAAATGTTTAATCAAAATTTAGCAGCAGGTAATTTTGGTAATCAAGCATTACAAAACCAAAACACAATGAATTTGGGTAATACGCAATTTAATAATCAGTTANGTCAACAAGGTTTTGCTAATCAATTAGCAGGAACACAATTAGGTAATCAAGCGTCACAGCAAAATTTTGCAAATCAACTTGCAGGTGCTGGATTTAATAATCAAACAGGTCAACAAGGCTTTGCAAACCAGATGGCAGGTACGGCAGCCAATAACGCTGCAACTCAAACTAATTTAAGTAATGCGTTAAATCAATACAATATGCCTATGCAACAGTTGGCAGGATTAAAGTCAATTACAAGTCCAACTTATGTAAATCCTTATACTCAAGCTGCGGTGGCTGCGCCTGATTATTTAGGTGCGTATTCTACGGCAAACGCTGCGGATATTGCTAAATCAAACGCACAAATGGCACAACAAAATAATCTAACTAATGGACTATTAGGATTAGGTTCTAGTGCATTGTTAGGTGGTACAGGCTCAGGAAGTGTATTAGGTTCACTAGGTGGTGGATTAACTGATTTATATAAATACTTTGGTAATTTAGGATCAGGAACAAGTGCAATAAATGATCAAATTGCTAATGAAGCATTATTAGGGCAGTATTTCTAATTATGGCTTGGGTAAACACACAAGCTGGTAGTCGTAATTTCATGCAAGACCCTGACACATATCAGGGTGAAGGTATTGCTCGCCCAAATGGTAGTGAATATTTTGATGAAGATGTAAGCACCGATGAATTTATGCGTCAAGCTTTTCAAAGTAAATTAGCAGGTAATGACAATGCGTTTAATTTTTGGAAAGATTATTTAAAAACTAGAGATGCTGATGGACAATTAAACAATTATCTAAAAGACCAAAGTTACAATCAGTTATTATCTGAAACTGTCACTAATGGCAAACCTAGCGAACAAACAATAAAAAATGTTTATCGAGTTTTAGGCGAACAAGGATATAGCCCAGAACAAATTAATACAGAATATGTAAATGGTTACAATGGTTTTATAGCAGGCGAAAGAGAACGAGCAAATCGTCATCACGATGGGTTTTCAGGATTTTTAGAAAAAGTTATGCCAGCCGTTGCACTTGGAATAGTTACAGGTGGAATTGGCTATGGAACAGGATTATTAGGTGCAGGACTTGGTGCTGGTGTAGATAGTGAAATTGGTGCTTTGGCTAATGACGCAGCAATACAAGCAGGACTAGGTGAAGGTGCAGCACAAGTAGGATCAGGTACATCATTAAGTGCTGACGCCATAACAAATCGATTAAATCCGTATTATGGTGTAGGTGCAGATGCTACTAATCCATTGTTAACAAATGCCGGATATGGATCAACTGAACTTGGTGGTACAGGAAGCATTGTAGGAAGTGGTACAGGACTAGGTGTATCAACACTAGGAGATGTTTCTGCTGCCACAGGTTTTGGTGGTTTAACTGGTGCTGATTTTCCTAGTTATGATGTATCTAACGCAGGTAATGGAGTAAATGCCAATGATATTGCTAAAACATTACGATTAGCAAATACGGCTAAAAATGTATTAACACCTAAAATACAAGTACCAAATGCACAAAACGCACAAGCATTATCTAATTTATTAAGAGCAAATCAATTTAAACCAACAGAAGCACCTGCTATTTATAAAGCACAAAATCCATTTAGTTTTGGAGAACAACAACCAATTCAAGGTCAAATGGCATCATTATTAAGGAACAATTATGGCAACTAGCCCATTTGCATTACCTACTGCTGGAGTAAGCCCTGATAATCCACTTGCTCCTGAATATTTAGCATTAGAACGTCAAAAGAAAATTGCTGAATTATTAATGCAAAAAGGTCAACAATTACCGGAAGGACAAATGGTATCTGGTCATTATGTAGCACCATCATGGACACAACAATTAGGCACATTAGCAAATGCTTATATGGGTGGCAACATGGCAGAACAGAATGAACAAAAGACTGCTAAGTTAGGTCAATTATTGCGCGGTCAAGGTGTAGAAGAAA